CCCAGTAAATACACCAACAACTTCGGGGAAATGTTGGCATCCAGATTGAGACAAAGCAATAGAAAGTATAGACCCAACATACCCTGCTGTGTTATGGCTTTGAAGTTTCTTTTGAGCTTCATTTGCATGTTCAGAAAGCATAGGTAAGCCAAACGTCCCAAAGTCACCTTTAATGCACTTGAAGGGACTTAGAAGCATAGTAATCTTCGGATGAACTTCTATAGTTCTGCCTGAACTTAGCGTAGCAACGTTTCCAGAAACGGTGACAATAGAATCAGACAACTTGATACCATAATTTTTTACTTGCTCCAAAGAGTTAGTTTTGAACAAACATTCAATTGGAGGAAAAAAGGGTTGGAGGTTGGTTACGTTCCATAAGTCATTTCGCGGAGGCAATCTACCAACGCTTAGAGCAATAGGGTTTGTCCTAAGTTCAGATTTACGCTTCATTTCTTCAATTATAATCCATACCATAAACCAATATAGAAAACTTCACGCAATGAACTTTCAGATTCGGAAGTTCAATATTCAGACAATAGTCGACAGATGCGAAATCGACTCGCGCAAATCTCCAATGATTGTATTGATTGGAAAGAAGGATACGGGCAAATCCTTTTTAGTTCGAGATATTCTTGCAAATACGAGGGCTTGCTTTCCAGTAGGAACCGTAATTTCTGGCACAGAGGTTGCCAACCCGTTTTTTCAAGAGATGGTTCCTTCAAAGTTGATTCATGACAAGTATAGTCCTGGTATTGTGATGAATGCCATAAAACGCCAATTAGCTGTTAAGCAGCAAAGAAATAATGATAAGAAATCGTATGGAGGAAACTCAAATTCAGACCCGCGCGCCTTTCTGATTCTGGATGATTGTCTTTATGATAAGTCATGGATTAATGAAGAATCTACACGCTATGTATTCATGAACGGAAGACATATTGATATGGTAACGTTGATTACTATGCAGTATCCTTTGGGTATTACACCAAACTTGAGAACAAATATAGATTTCGTGTTTATTTTGCGTGAAAATAACATCACAAACAGAAAGAGAATCTATGATAACTATGCAGGCATGTTCCCAACCTTTGAGATGTTTTGTCAGTTTATGGACCAATGTACTGAAAACTATGAATGCTTGGTAATCGCTAATGGTGTTCAATCCAACAAATTAGAAGACCAAGTATTTTGGTATAAAGCAAGTGATCACCCGAGTTTTCGGTTATGTGATGATTCGCTCTGGGCTAATAATCAACCTTTTAGTTCTACAATGTTGGCTGGTGATGATTTTGATCCTTCTAAGGTTCAGAAAAGGGGTCCTACAGTATGGGTTAAACAGCAAGGGAAAAACTAACTTACTCGCGAATTGCTCCTTCGGTCGGATGAACAGGCGCATTGTCCAGAATAGACAGAGCCGACTCTGCCTCCTTATCTTTGAGAGCCTGCTCACGGCGGCGGGCATTCTCCTTCTTTTGCTCTTCCATTTTTTCATTCTTACGCTCATCGAAAAAGATGTCACGGTTGACCTCATTTTCCTTGTATTTACGCATCATCTCGTTGAGTTCTTTCTCGGCATACTCAACCTCAGGCATTACATTCTCAGAAGGGTCCCAAGGCAACCAACAACCAACCTTACCAATGTATAGGTTGTCGCGAGGATACTTACGCTGAAGAACTTTTGTGAACATCTGAGCCTCCTCAATGCTCGAAAACACACGACGAACCTTCACGCCACGCACATTGGTTCGAAACTCATTCTTCTCCGTAAACTCGGTATCCAACTCCTTTTCATGCTTCATAAGGAAAATTTGATACTTCTCTTGGATATCAGAAGCCTTCACCTCTGCATCGTGAACCTTCTTGAACTCATTCAAGTCATTCATCAAGTCCTCAACCTTCAGTGAATACTTCTTGCCAATAAATGCCATAAATCCCTCCATGCCAGTCACCTTCCACTCATAATCAAGCCACTGAAGGAATCGCTCATAGTAAAAGATTTCCTTCTGCTTAATCACCTTCTCAGGAGAAATAAAAGACATAATGGCATAGCGCTGCGTAGGAATTTCAGGGTCCTCCTCGAGGTAATCAATTACTTGTCCATCTTCTTCTTTGGGTAGAGTCTCGCGAGGCATTTTATTATTATATGCTGCCATGTCTGAAAGTGACTTTTTAACGCTTGCGTCCACCCTTCACGACACCATCCTTGGGGGGCTTAGGTAGAGCAGGCGGCTTACCCCAAGCCGCTCTAAATTTATTGATCTGCTCTAATTTCTCGTCAGCCGTTATTAACTCTTCTGCTTCAGCCCTTCTAAGAGCCTTCTCTAAAACATCAAATGATCTATTCCAGTCTGGTTCGATTTTAGGCTCCGACAAAGTATCCTGTGCTTTAGGGGCAGCTGAAGGAACCTTTGATGGCAATCCTGTGGTTGAAACAACATCTGAAGCCATCTTGGCTAATAAAGACTTTGGAAAATCACAGTGAAGCGATATTATCATGTACAAGCGCAACAACGTAAACGAAGTAACCAATAACCATGCGACATTTGTAGCTCCTGTAGTTTGCGGTTTTTCATACATGTAAGAAACTTCAATGAGTGCCATAGTTATCAGCAATGTGATAAATAGTGCTCGAACGCTACCCGATATTCTCGTAACATTCACCAATCCAGCCACAATATATATCAGAACAGCCCCATTCAAAGCAAAGGGAATCCACGAACCAAGAACACGAGATTCAAGTGTATTCCCCCACAAGTATGCAGAACTAAATCCATATGAAAACGATAGTAGGACGACTCCAAACACCGTCAGCAAGGCATCTTTTTCAATCATTCCTTTACATTTGTGTTAGGAATACATTCTCCAATACCAAGAGTCTGCTGCATCATTACGGGGGCCTTCGCTCCCTTTCGAGGGCACTTAGCATGTTCCTTCCCCAAAATATGACCCATCTCATGCGACACCATATATTGCCTATAATCCTGTATATCCAACCCACTATCCTCCGCCCCACCAAACCATCGCTCTGCACAAAGATACATGTGTTTGCCACCCAAAAAAGCACAAGACAACATCGGACTATTACCACAAATTTCTTCTATTGTTTTCGAAAGCGACATACGTATCCATACTTCAGCATTGGATTTCTCAACAGGTTCAAAGAAATACCCATCCTGTGACCAACCATCAGGCGAGTTCAAGTATATCATAATATAAAAATCTATTTGCCTTTCGCCAGTATTATGAATTCTATACTTTTTTAGAACATCCTCATCAATTGATACATGATAAGTTTTCTTAGTCATTCACTTTTCTTCGTTTGTAGAATATAAAATGGCAGATAAAAAGGAATCCGCGCCATCAATGATGCCCGACGTATCTGATATTGTCACTCGTCTTGTGAAATACGCCCTAGAAGGTGTGGCTGTAGCCTTGGCTGCCTACTTCTTCTCAGGCAAACTAAAAATCAACGAAATCGGTATGATTTCGCTGACTGCAATGGCCACTTTTGCCATCCTTGATGTATATGCCCCATCTGTAGGAGCATCTGCAAGAACTGGTGCGGGCTTTGGTATCGGTGCTGGACTTGTAGGCTTTCCTGCCTAAACGGTAAGCCCTGAAAACATATTTGTAATCTCGTCGTCTTCGGTAGACATCTCGATTGCTGCGAAAACAGCATCCACAACTGCAATTGCAGTCTTGTTAAACTCAAGATAGTCGTACAGACTGAACCAATGATAAGAGTCGAACTCCTTCATTAGTTTATTAAGCAGTATATCAAGCTTTGCACAGTTTGCACGAAATGCTATATCTGTAATCTCCTGGTGGAGGCTGGCAAATCCACTATTAAAGTGGTTATGATACAAGTGTAGTAATTCATTGTGTTCGATGTACCAATCAGCAGTCCGACTAATCGGATTGCTGTTAATCTCCTCGACGATTGCATGAAGACGCATGTAACGATAATAGCCCTCGTCCATTTTGTTATTCTTCTTATTGTCATTTTCTATTTCCATTTTACACAGTAGGAGATTACTTATATAATGATTAAAGCCAAAATTCCGAAAGCTTTGCGCGAACAAGTATGGTTAAAAGTATTTGGTGCCAAATATTCAGGCAAGTGTCATACGACTTGGTGTAAGAATACTATAACTGTGTTTGACTTTCAGTGTGGACATGATATTCCTGAATCCAAAGATGGTGAAACAATTCTGGAAAATTTAGTTCCAATCTGTTCGAGATGTAATTTATCTATGAGCAACACATATACATTTAAGGAATGGAATCAACTATCAAAACCAAAATTGACATTGACAAAATGGTTCCAGCAATTCGTGTACAAGGGAAATGGTACAGAGTCCAACCAAAACCCTACGAATCAGAAAGGCAAACCTATAACATTGCATACAAACTTATCCGTGAAGGCTGTTCTCCCGAAGTAGCCTATCGGGAATGGTTCGAACAAGAAAGGAAAGATGCTAAACTTTTATACCCGTCATTTCGTAAGGATGAATAATATATTACAAACAACTTTGTGGGTTACGGGAACATTTATTTTGCTTGTTCTCGTTTTCAGATTTGTGAAAGGATACTATCCAGCAAGTAACTTTATCATAGAAGATCCTCCAGTAGAACATAACGGCTTAGACCAAGATCAAGCAAGATTTATGTTCTTTTATACTACGTGGTGTCCATGGTCAGTAAAAGCACAAAAATCATGGAAATCATTCAAACAAATGTTGAAAAATAATCCAACAAAATATGGAGGCAAAACGGTTCTCTTCGAAGAAATCGATGCCGAATCTGATAAGGGTAAGGCTGCATTATACAACGTAAAGCAATACCCAACCTTCAAATTAGAAGTAACCAAAAAAGTATTTGTATTAAAAGCTGTTCCCAACCCATTAACATTCGATGTTTTTCTAAGAGGAACGCTTGGTGAAAAAACTTCTAGTTGATTCATATCCTGCTTTTATCATTTCTTCGCGTTGCTTTTCCGAAACGTCTGAAATTCCAGATGATAACTTATAAGTCAACCGAACATCATTCGGATGTTGTCGACTTTTTATTTCGTATATACACGAAACCTTATACAAACTATACAGGAATTCGAAATAGGTTAGTTTCTTAATACTTTCGGGAGTTATTCCAAAATTATCATATCTTATAGAGATTTCTAATGTTTTCTCTCTAAGATGTTCTGGAATATAATCTAACATCATATTGGTCAAGTAACCTCCATCAACAAATAAGTTATTGTTGATTTCTTGAGGACAAAATATTAACGGAATACAACAAGATGCTCTGAATGCCTTTGTTATAGGAACATCTCCTTGGAAAACAGTCAAACATTTTTTAGTAATATTTGATGCACAAATATGCAAAGCTATAGGCGAATCTGAAATCAACTTTCCTCGTAAATCTATACCTTCATCCAGAAACATGTCTACAAAAAACTTCTCCAAATTATCCATTTCAAAAAATCCCTTGATTTTAAAATTATCCTGCACTCTATCTATTGTCAACCCTTCAAAAAATATTGAATCGAATGATTTAAACTTTTTTGCCATTCGTTGAATTGCATCTGATTTCAATCCAAATGCCAATCCAATTGCAAAGATAGAGCCAACCGAACACCCATAAATCTCATCAAATGTCATACCAATTTCTTCAAGATACTTGATAGCCCCAATATGTAAGATTCCTCTTGCTCCTCCACCGCCCAACGCCAAAATTCTAAATGGTTCCATTTAATAAGAGAATCTCATCATGATGAAAGCCAGAGAAGTATGGGACGAGCAAGAAGAACGAAGACTATACAAGATGGGTGCTATGAAACCTATTCTCGCTCAAATAGAAGGCAAAGTTAGGGAACAAGCAATTCGGAATGCAAATGCTCCTTACATCCTATTCGAAGTTCCTTCCTTTGTGTTTGGGTATCCCCTATTCAACTTCAAAGATGCAATAAACTATTTGCTTGGGGAATTGCTCAAAGCAGGATTTTGGGTTTGGAATGTAGAAGAAAAGTATTTGCTTATTTCATGGCTAAAACCAATAAAGACTCGTGATTTGGGAAAACCTATGCTTGTTACAAATTACCGTCCACAGGTATACGATGAATATCTTCGATAATATATAAATGCGAAAGTCATACCCACGAGAAAGTCTAGCAATTACTGGCAATGCAGCCATCTTAGCCGTTATTCATACGGTTTTTGGTGTTTTCGTTTCTTTTCTGCTATATTACTTGTTCGATGAATTTGATGAATCATGGCAGAAACGCAGCAATCTTTACAAAATTACAGATGTATCCATAGAAATAATGTTAATTGCTACATTGGGTTATTGGGCTTCTGATGCAACATTACTATTATCTCCCATATTTCCAGTATCAAAAGCTAAAGAAATTGCTGTTGACTCGTGGGTTTCTGGTGTATTCTTTGTGGTCGCTCTCTTCTTGTTCTTAGATGGTCTAACAGAAAAACTCAAATATTTACAAAATACTTTCTTTGAGGATACGTTCTCGAGATGGCTTCCCCAATATGGTTCTTTAGTTGACTTGAACCTTTCGTATACACCTGTGACCAAAGAGGATAAGAAGAAAGCAGCAGAACCACCTAATGCACGTGTTATAACAGCCTCTTCGCATTCACATGTTGTTCATTCTAAGTAAAACGGAATCAATTTAAAGTCTGATAAAGAAACATCAAACATCATGTGCAATCACACATTCGAAGTTGATGATGGTGAATATGTATGCAAACTTTGTGGCATTATAGGAGACCGATTTATTGACGAAGGAGCCGAATGGAGAAATTATGATGATGGAAAAGAAGAAAAAGGTCGTACTGGATTTACAACATCTGACCTTTTGCCTAACTCATCATATGGTTCAGTAATTTCATTCAAAGGCATATCATCAACCAACACAAACATGAAGGCTCTTCAACGCCTTTCTACATGGTCCTTATCCTCTAATTCGGATAGGTCGTGGTTAGGTATTTTCGATAATATTCAAACTGCTTGTGGAATATATCATCTACCCAAATCAATCATTATAGATGCTTGTGGACTTTATAAAACGTTAGAAGATGCCCAAAAGGTTCGTGGAGAAACACGTAGGGCTTTGATGGGAGCAACTGTATATGTTTCTTGTCGACAAAATGGAGCATCTAGAACGTATCAAGAAGTTGCTGACATGTTTCGTGTAAGTATTCGGTCACTCTGTAAAGCCGTTTCCAGATTTAGTTTGATGGAAAATACCGTTCTTCAAACCCAGTTAGGAATTGCAGAACGATTGTGTGCCTCGCTTTCACTGAACGATAAGCAAAGAAATGATATCTTTAAGATTCTACTTGATATCTCTAACAAGTCAGAAGATGAGTTCGAACATACGCCTAAAACAATTGTTGCTGGTGTTGTTGCATTTGTGATGGGATTCAGAACGAAAGTCCAGATGAAACCTGTAGCCGATGCTTCAGGTGTATCTGCGCTGAGCATTCATAAGTTAGTTTCTAAGATTTAGAACAATGGCATCTTTTGCAGCCCCGTTAAATCTGTCAAATGTTCTACAAGTATATTTAGGCGGACCAACAGGAAGTATGAGTAGTCTTAGAGGAAAGTACTATTATACGCCTAGCAATCCACCATCAGTTCTACAGCAAATACCGCCAACAGGCGATTTTTCATTAGGAAGCCTAATAGGGCAAACGTATTATAATGGTCCGACATTTGTTGGCCCCCTTTCAATTACATCTACTGGTCCTATAAGTTACCCAGCAAACGCACCTTTGCCTATAAGATTTTCTTTTACTTTAGAAGGTGGTGGCGGCGGTGGAGGAGGTGGTGGACAGGGTGGTTATCATCCTTCTGCAGTTGGTGGTGAAGGTGGTAGAGGCGGTAGTGGTGCATTAATTAATATAAATAATTCTTCGTATAGTACATCATTGCCTATTAATGTTAGTTCTTTAGGAAACGGCGGAAGTCCTGGTGTACCGAATGCTTCAGGAACATCTGGAGGAGATACAGTAATAACATACAATAATGTAACATATACAGCAGGTGGTGGGAGTGGCGGTGGTCTGGGTGGAGCAGGTAGTGATGGCCCTGGAGCATTTGGTACAAGTGGTAATCCTGGAGTTGCTACTCCATCTGGAACAAATGGAGGTGCTAATAATGGCGGAGGAGGTGGATTTGGTGGTAATCCAAATAATAGTGGTACAGCCGGATTTTCAGGAGGTCCTGGTTCAATCTCAATTACATGGTATTACACTTGAAGTTTCTCAATAATCTCTTGCTGTTCCTTAATGGCTTCAATAAGCAGACCAACCATGCTTCCATACGAGACAGATTTGATTCCATCTGCATCAGTGTATACAACTTCTGGTAATACTTCTTCAACTTCCTGGGCAATGACACCTACACGTCTTTCCCCAGGCTCAACCTTTCTCTCGAAGAATACTCCACGCATTTTGAGCACTCGGTCTAAAGCAGAATCAACTGTTACAATATTTTCTTTCGTGCGAATATCTGATCTTGCTATCACATCCGTTCCCGTAACAGTACCATTGACAACTAGTCCAGATACATCCCACACTCCTAAGTTATATATAGGACCAGTTGGACCTGTGGCAGTTGCACCGTTCTGACCTGCAAAAAAGCCAAACCCAGTCCCAGCAGCGTCGCCCCATGCATTCAATAACTCTGTTCTTCCTGTACCAGGAGAAAGTACATTCCACATCATTTTTCCTCCATTTTTAGTCGGAATTCCGTTTATTACATCACCAGCTGGAGCATCTGAAGCTCTAACAGAAATAAATCTTCCCCGAATGCCCTGGTCTGTAAACATATCGCCGTTGTCTACTTCCAAATTTCCATTCACTGTTAGTGCTGGGTTAGGTGTGGACGGTGTATCCACTTTCTGAACGATTAGGTATCCAGGATTTTTTGAGAAACCCGTAGAACCATCACCATAACTTCCATATTTGCTTGAATATGCATAAATCCCAGAACCTCCATATGTTATGCCTGTTATTCCCGACTCAATATACCACGAACCTGCTCCACCACCCGCTAGCCTATTGCTTGGGGGTCCTACTGGTGCTTGCTGAATTATCGTAACATCCGACATATATGCTGTAACCAATGCTGGCTCTCCGCCTCCCACATATCCTCCTCCGCCGTAAATCAAAGCCTGACTACCACTTACTGTTGCCCCGTAATCAATAAATTGCCTATCAGCAACAGCAATTTGACTCCCAGTAGGCAAAGTAACTTGTCCAGTTGTTGAGATTGTTGCACCTGTGTTACCTAGCAGATATCCAGGAAATATCATTGTAGAACCAGCCCCAATCGTTATAACACGATTCTCTTCTGTTTCTACCAAATTGGAACTTGCAAAAAACCACGTCACACCAATTTGGTCAGATGTAAATGTAATACCTTCGGGCGGAGTAGTCAATGTAATATTTCCAGAACCAACTGATAACCCGTTTGTCAAATTTGTTGATACACCCGTAAATTCTGGGTCAGGTGGAGCACTTGGATTATTACTCCAGTTTTTATAAATTGCACTACCTATCCCCGTCGTACCTGCATCTACATTTGAGACCGATATTACTGTATTGTCGGGAATTGTTAGGTTTCCTGGATTAGACTTGAAGGTTACTCCACTAAATACGAATGTTCCTTGAATGTTGATTGTTGAAATGCCAGTAGTTCCCAAATAATAGGTTGTTCCAGCAGTTATATCAATAGTTTGGGAAACTGCTCCTGGATTAAATGTAATTGTTGCTGTTGTGCCAGCAGGGATAGTTGAAACTGTTCCGTAGATATTTCCTCCCGCTGTAAATGTTCCTCCAGTAATGCCAACATCTCCACCAGAAAAAGAATAGGCCGAGTTTAGCACCACAGATGCATTTACAGCAAATATCCAAGGAGTAGCATCAGTATAACTTGCTTCAGCAGTAACTCCTACTGCTGTTGAACTAACGCCTCCTTCAGGTCTAGGAACTGCTTGGGTCTCTCCTGCAGCAGCACCCGCCCCTCCAGAAACTCCTGCACCTCCTCCAGGAACATACAAAAATGTTGTTCCTCCCTCTATCCAGCATACAAGTGCATCGCCTCCTCCACCAGTACCTCCGTACCTCTGATCCCAATATAGCGTAGCACCTGATACTCCAGGATTATAGGTCACCTCAGAATAACCTCCAGCACCTCCAGTACCGCCATTTCCAGCTCCTCCTCCGCCCCAGCCAAGAAGTTTATAAGTAGAACCAGCAGACAGTTGACAACTACCAGTACTCCCAGTACCTCCTACAACATCTGTTATTGTGGTTGTTCCGTCATATACAATTCTCGTATTTCCAACAACATCCAACGAATATGTCGGACCAACATTACCAATTCCAACAGTTCCATTCAATGTATCAATAGTCATAGTTGGAACTGACGGATTAGATGTCCCAGACTCATATCCACGCAAGTCCGTAATATTCAAGATATTTCCGCTATTAGGCATACCAGAATAAATAGTAGACGTAAGTCCACTTGCCTCTATATATATAGATGAACCCGACGGACTTGCAGAAACTTCCAGCGCCGGAACATTGACATGTGTCCCATCATAGTTAAAAGATGGAACAGATAGCAGACCACTTGCAGTGAAAAAAGGAATCTGTCCAGTTGGCCCAGCAGGATTTCCACCAGTGCCCCCACCAGTAGAACTAATCGTAGCAATCTGTGTTGTAGTATCATAAGATATACTCACATTGGCACCTGCAGTCACGTTCTGGATGCCTGTTGCAACAATACGAGGAAACTGAGTAGTACCATTCAAAACTTGTATGCCTGTTCCTCCAGATACCTTCTGGATGCCTGTTGCAACAATACTAGGAAACTGAGTAGTACCATTCAAAACTTGTATGCCTGTTCCTCCAGTCACGCCCGTTACTCCTGATGTTACTGTCGAACTAATCACCAGCTGCTGATTTGTAGATGTCCCAATATTTGCCACGACTATTCCTGTACTGCCAGTTACACCTTGTATCACAGATGAAAGTGTAAGAGTTTGACTATCTATCCCAGACCTATCAATATTAATACCATTGCCTTGGATAAATCTCTGTGTATTTGAAATCTCATACGTATTCCCAACCAATGAAACATCAATGCCAGTTCCGCCCGATATCAATGACGATATAATATATCCAGTTGAAGTATCTTCAACTCCTATACCAGCCCCTGCACTTACGGTTGCACCCGTTCCTCCACTGGGGGGTGGACGGATGTCTCTACAAAACAAAGTTGTTACCTTCAAGATGTCAAAGAAACCATTGCCACTTGCTCCCTCATCACCAATGTTGTTCACGTACAATTCCCCTACAGGGTATCCAGTTGACCCAATATTATTTACATATGCCTGATTTACTGGTGCCATTGTCGCTCCAAGGTTCTCCACGTATATTTGCTCCGAAGGCACTTCAGGAATACCTATTTGCTTAACATGTATCTGATCAGTCGGATACTCTGGGTCTCCAATCTGCTTGACATATTCCAATTGAACAGGATCTGCCTCAGTACCAATCTGTAATGCATAAGCCGTATGGATATCTACCAAATCTACAACAGCCTGAAAGGGTGCCCCAATCAATGGCGGATTAATTAATTTAGATACCAAGTTGTGTTCTTGTGCATTCGCTCTCGAAAATGGATTTGGTTGACTCATACTTATTATTCATTAAGATGGAAGTATTTAATTCGTTTCAACATAGTATAATTATGGAGCCCTTGTTCAACCCCTCCAACACAACTCTCGGCGAACGCTATACTTTGTTCCCTATCAAGGACTCAGAACAAGACCTCTACAAACTTTATAAAAAGGCCGTCGGAACCTTCTGGACTGTCGAAGAAATTGATTTCAGCAAAGATAAGGAAGATTGGGAGAAACTTACTCCAGACGAAAAACATTTCATTACCAATGTTCTTGCCTTCTTTGCTGGTTCTGATGGCATTGTTCAGGAAAATTTGGCCTCTCGATTCCAAGTCGAAGTTCAATCACCAATTGCTCGGCTGTTCTATGGATTTCAAAATGCCGTAGAGGGACTTCATAGCGAGACTTACTCTTTGCTTATTGACCAATATGTCAAAGATAAAGATGAGCAAATCAAACTATTTCGTGCCATTGATACGATTCCTTGCATTGCTGAAAAGGCTAAGTGGGCGCTTAACTGGATGGATGATACTACAAAATCATACGCCACCCGCTTAGTTGCTTTTGCATGCGTCGAAGGAATCTTCTTTAGTGGTTCATTTTGTGCCATCTATTGGCTTAAGAAACGCGGACTACTACCAGGTCTGACGTTTAGCAATGAACTAATCTCTCGCGATGAAGGTCTTCATACTGAATTCGCCATTGCTATGTATCATAAAATGGTTCAGAAGTTGGATGCAGAAACAATCCTAACAATTGTTACAGATGCTGTTCGTATCGAAACAAGTTTCATCACCGAATCTTTGCCTTGCGCTTTGATTGGCATGAACTCTCGCGATATGACTCAGTATATCCAATTTGTAGCAGACCGCCTATTGCTTCAATTGGGTCAACGCAAACATTACAATTCCACAAACCCGTTTGATTTTATGGAGTTGATTTCATTGGAAGGCAAGACTAATTTCTTTGAGAAAAAAGTTTCTGAATATTCTAAGCCTGGTGTTGGTCTTTCTCAAGCAGAAATGACCATCAAATTCGATGAAGACTTCTAAAAATATATTATTCCTGACCGCCACCACCGCCTCCTGATTTTAGAGTCCTTGTAATTTTTAATCTACAGGTTCCGGTTTGTTGTTCATTACGAGATGAAACTACAAGGCACCAATTGCCAGTTATAATCTTGCCTGATAGTTTACTGCGGTCGACATCACCACCATCATCATCACTGGCCACTAAAATACCAGGCGCGTCGCCAGTCATCCGAGCCTTATCCTGTGTATTAAATAAAGCAATTATCGTATCACTGCTACCATCGCTTAAACTAGCAGCAGTTGTTTGAAAGGTATATATATAGTCACTGCTTAGACCATTTAAGTTAAAATAATGTCCATACCTGAGGCTTCCCCGAAATAAGTTGTATGTGAACGGAGAATTAGTTGTTATGGATTTGTTGAATATTACTTCGTCGGTTATAAAATTTGAGTCATCCACAATTGTTTCAAACAACCCACCAGGAGGGGTTCTTGTAATTTTTAATGTAAAGGTTCCGGTTTGTTGTTCATTAGAAGATGAAACTACAAGGCACCAATTGCCAGTTATAATCTGGTCATATAGTTTACTGAATCGACCATAATCACCATCATCATTATAGTCCTCTGAAATATTAGCCGCGCCGTCATTTATCTGAGCCCTATCCTGTGTATTAAATAAAGCAATTATCGTATCACTGCTAGCATAGCTTAAACTAGCATCGCTTAAACTAGCAGCAGTTGTTTCAAAGGTATATATATAGTCACTGCTTAGACCATTTAAGTTAAAATAATGCCCATATCCACCCTCTTCTTCATAGTATCTGAACGGAGAATTAGCTGTTATGGATTTGTTGAATATTACTTCGTCGTCCATAAAACTTGAGTCATCCACAGGTGTCTCGTAAGTAGGTCCTGTTCCGCCTCCTGATTTTAGAGTCCTTGTAATTTTTAATGTAAAGGTTCCAGTTACTTGTTCAAAATAAGATGAAACTACAAGGCACCAATTGCCAGTTATAATCTTGTCTGATAGTTTTTTGGATTCATCACCAGCACCAACACCAGCATCATTGTCCTCTAAAATACCAGGCGCGTCTATAATATCATTCTCGTAGTTATTTATCAGAGCCTTATCCTGTGTATTAAATAAAGCAATTATCGCATTAATGCTATCATCGCTTATTTCAAAGGTATATGTATAGTCGCTGCTTAGGCTATTTAAGTCGAAATAATACCCATACCTCTGGATTCGATCATATAAGTTGTATGTGAACGGAGAATTAGCTGTTATGGATTTGTCGATTATTACTTCGTCGTCCATAAAACTTGAGTCAGTCACAGTTGTCTCGTCGTAAGTAGGTCCTGTTCCACCCGTTCCACCACCATCCGGAAGAGGACACTTGCGGCTTAATGAATCAAAATGTAGGGGTGAAATATTAATTGTATAATATGATCCAGTTGGAATCGCTAATTGAAGGAGACCATTGGGGCCTCTCCACATAGTTTGTGTTGCCCCGGTATCATTATTGAATGTAAGCACGGTGTCTCCGGGAATAGTTCTATAATTACACGGAATATCCTGACTACTCTGCCCAGGCCCCCAATATCCATAACTTCCAGAAAAATTAAAGCTGTTGGAAATGCCACTGGGATTTGGTCCAGCACTGTCGCCAAATACATGTCCACCAGGAACTTTTGTCTTTGCTTGAAGGCCTGTTACGCGATTGATGGGCACAAATGAAGTGCCAGATGTAACCTTGTTTGAGAAAGATGAAAGAAAATTGAGTGGGCGTAGAACAGAAGGTAAGGGTTGCGTTGTACGTGTTACGGTTCGTTTTTGCCCTTGTCCTTGGGCGCCAATACCAGCAACTGCACTATATTTCTTTAGTTGTGTAAATTGCGAAGCATCTGGGGTCGGCATTCCTTTACGTTTAAAGAAAGAAGGTTTTGTCTCTCCAAACATCAAATGAGCAGTTTCTTGAATGTCAGTGTCCTTGTCCTTGCAACTATGGTTCTCGTCTTAGCGGGTATGGTTGGATACATCTATTGGCAGCAGAGCAAGGTAATGACGGCTGTGAGTTCTTTGTCCTCTTTCATTGCAAGTCAGTTTGTGCCTGCTCCTCTAGAAGTACACGAATCGGATACCGAAGAAGACGATGATAGAGCGTCTGTTGTCGAAGAGAAACCTGTAGAAGTCGTAGATAAGATTGAGGTCCCAACTACAGCCGAAGTAAAGCAGGAGACTGATGTTGATGACCTTCAGACCAAGACCTCTGCTGAACTACGTGAACTTCTCTCTAAGAAAGGCATTCCTTACGGCAAGCGTGATTCCAAGAGTGTTCTGCTTGAACTTCTAAAAGCATCTGCATAAATACAATGAGATTCTTCAACAAACATTTAGACACATTATCTGGCGGTCAAGCAAAGATACTGGTGTTTGACTGCGAGTTCTGGCATGTTCTTGGAGAAACTGGGGACAATAAATTTTTCTTCCCACCAAATGAAGACTTCTTTTTTGTTTCAAGAGAGATTGGTGGATTTCTGCTTACCAAAAATAAAGATGGGTCGTGGTCTTATAACAACCCCTTTTTTGTATCATTATCAAAACCTAAACGTGAAGTTTCCTTTCCCATTTCTAAATATGCAACTGTAGAGGCGTCTACTGCAAGGAAGTTGGACGATTTAGAGAATAGATTAGGCATTCCTTGGGGAGCATCCTTTCCTTCGAGATTATCTCCAGAAGGCAATGAGGCATTAAAATTGGGATTAAAGATATATGCAGAAGACCCCAACATCAAGGCTCATCATAAACCTCCATCGTGGTATTCTACATTTATGAAGCATTATGCAGAATCAACTATTATCGTTAAAGGAACCGGTGATATAGATGCCTTGAAGAATGCATCGGCAATGTATGGATTTAATTATGTTTTGCCAAAGGGAGTTGTTGATATAGCATTATGGAATGCTCAAAGCAGAAAGTTGTGTGGGACAGCCAAATTAGAAGGAACTTTTCACTGTATAACAAAACATTTGGACGATGAGACAAAACATTTGGCAACTTATTTGCCTTTGGAGAAAGCGCACGACCCATCAACAGATGCATCTATGACATTGTTGGTTGCTATATATATCACCAGCCATAAACATAAAAAGTAAGCACAAGGCTTTATTTACGAGAAGGTTTCCTTTTAGGCGGTGGAACAACAGCCAGCGGATGCAGATTGTGTATTTGAATTACAACAAATTCTGGTTTTGGCGCCATATTTCCTTTACAGGGAGATGGTTGGAAAACAGTGTTGGGAACACAAATTGTCAACGGAAGAACTTCCATAATATATTGTCATACTTCAAGAAAACTTTTAATCCATTTTTACACTCGTATGCTACAATTAATAATGAAGATTGTATCATTCGATGTTGGGTTACGTAATTTGGCTTTTTGTATTTTAGAAGGTACAGGTCGCAAAGATGTTCGGATTCTTCATTGGGATTTGATTGATGTTATGGCAGAGGGGGCAGGACATGGTAATCCAAAATGTTTTAAATGTCGTAAGCCAGCGAATTGGAAACAGGAAGAAAAATATGCATGTACAGTTCATAAGACATGTTCAACAAAAAAATATACGAAGACTTCACTAAACAAGAAGACATTGGAGAACCTGAAGAAAGAAGGATTATTGCTGAAGATAGATGGAAAGACAAAGAAAGATTATGTGGATGGTATTTACTCATACTATTCGTCACGTATCTGGAAAAGATGTGTAAAATCGTGTAAGCAAGGAAGTGTCGTTGATTTAGCTCCTTTGATATCAACATCATTGACTTCAAGGACATCTATGTGGACAGGTTCAGACAAAGTAATATTCGAACAACAACCAGACAAACGTATGATGGCTGTTCAAGCAATGATGCATATGTGGTTTGTATGTCATGGATATGAAGCCAAAGGAGTTTCTGCAGTTCATAAATTAACAAATATGGTTACTATTGATGATGCTACCAAAACTTACAAGGGGCGCAAGAAAACTGGAATTGTTCATGCAGCAGCGTTGGTTCCAGAACAATGGAAGGATTATATGCTTAAACATCCCAAGAAGGATGACTTGGCAGATGCTTTTTTGCAAGGACTTTGGTTTATGGAAAATACCAACTAGATATAATGGAATACCTCCTAAGATTGATTAATGGTATCGGCAATAAAATATTTATTTTGAGTTATTTTCTTGATAAATACCCTAAAGATACTTTATTGATAATTGACCAACGATCTCACCACCAAAAAGGTTCTGCAGAAGAAAAGATATGGCATTTATATCCAGAACTTTTAAATCATCCAAGAATTCGATTTATCAGATGGAATAAATATGACGAATTAAAAGAAAATGTAGCTGAATTAAAAGTCACAAATGATATATTTCACAGCATTGAAGGATTCTCTAAAGCAAAGAAATGGTTTACTCCAAACTCAGAATACAAATACCTAGATAGTAAATATGACTTTGTAAGAGGTTTGTTTGTTCATTTTCGGTTGGGTGACAAGTTTGTTCAGAACTACCAGAAGGTTAGAAAAGGAGCTGCAAAAGATTATATTGTTATGAAACCAGAATACTATCTAAAACATATACAGAATGCAAAAGGACCTGTATACATCTTTTCAGACCAACCCAAATTAGCAGAATGTCTGCTTGGTGGAGATTATACATATGTAAATCAAGACGTAAATGAGACTATGTATTGCTTCCAGAATGCTAGACATTTTATACTATCCGAAAGCACACTAGGATTTGCTGCTTTGAAGCTAAACAGAAAGAGGTATCATGCAGTTGTTCCTGGATATTTTATATTTAACAAAAAGATGATCCGGACACCATACTTCGAAGACACAGCAAGTATAGAGATTGAAGATGATAAAGCGTTTATACTCGAAACCAAAGAAGAGTATGAGGATATCATAAGAAAGTGTAAGGTTATGTTAGGTTGAAGTTTACTTTTTCATCAGCATCCCAATCACGAATATCTTTGGTCTTCTTTTTTAGTACCAAAATACTTCTACATGATGGGCAAATGTCAATAATATGTGGATAAGCTCTATTCACATATTTGGATACAGCACTAATTGCTTTCATGCGCTTATCATCAACAATTAATATTCCACCAACCTTTAACATCTCCAAGCAATAGAATATATCAATCAGTGTATAATCAAATAGATGCCAACCATCAATTAAGGCGACATCTAAAAAAACTCCATATTTACTGAACAAATCCGGTAAAGCTTTTACAGAAGTTTCTTCAACTAATCTCCAGTTTCTTCCTTTAGAAAATCCAACACGCTTTAGATTCTCGGTACCAATATTATCCCAATGGCCTTCTCCTGAACCTGATTGATTTGGATCAATTATAGTATGACTAATTCCAGAATTCTTTTGCCTTTGGTGATGTTCAGCAAAAACTAAAGCTGATGCTCCATATGCAAATCCGACTTCCAATGTTTGTTCAGCCTTTGTCTGCCTTAAATATTTGCGTAGTTCAACGTGTTCATTCTCACGAGTATGAGCTTTTAGTCGGTGATACTTGCCATCTTTGGAGAATATAGCAGCATGTTTTAACATAACATCTAAAAAATGCTTTGTATAATTTGGATCCTTGTCTGGATTTTTTGAATCTACAATAAAGTCCTTAATTTCTTGCCGTTTATCATCTGATAATGTATCATACCACATCTCTTATTTAATCTCAACAGTAACTTTTTTTGCATTGGATGCCAGATCTTCCTCTGCTTGAACTTTCCATTGAACATCATTAAATCCATGCTTACCTGTATCACCTTTTACATCTTCCCACTTATGCATGTTCTTCATTTCTGGAATTGTTCGTGTATCTTTATGTTCTAAGACCTTATAGCCCTTATCCGTATCGGGTCTTAGTACTTTTACTCCATGCTTTTTCATTCTGTTTCTCATTGCATCATCTTCTCCTCCCCAACCCCAAAACATATTAGGATATCCGTTAATCTTCTTAATGTCCTTTAGTGATATAGATAGAGCTTGGCCAATAAATCCATCTCCGTAATACTTGTCTTTATAAGCTGCACCAACATGTATGGGTTGTTCAGGAAAAGCAGTATAATATGGTACCAATGGTGCCAGAGGAATTAAATCAACATCGTGGTAGATTATATGGTCTATTTTCATTCGTTGAGCAATACGAGCACCAATGTTCAACAGAGCTCCGCGATTAAATTTGCGTTCATCTTGGGATTGCTCGATAACCAAAACTCTCCAATCTGGATGGTACCGTGCCATATGAGATATGAACTTTTTTAGGTGGTCAGCACGGTCTTGTTCAGCATTGTCTCTATATGGAACAAGTATTATAGGAATACTTTTAGGTAATTCCTTGACCTGCTTTAAGTCTACTTTAACAAACATTTATAGTTGTTTAATAATAAGATGAGAATTCTAACAGGATTCCAAGAAGCATTTGATTATATTAAACCATTCTTGAATTCTAAAAGAAAAGGTTCTACAAGTGCCCGATTTCCTCCACAAATTAGAGGACCTTGGAAGCAAGATACTACAACTGCTGAACATTCATTACGATATATTTTTGAAAAGCTTCATCATAACTGCTACTTACTTTGCTCAGATGGTGATAAAGCAGAGATATCCAAACTTGAATCAAATTCAACGGCTCCTTCTTTGCGTCCATATTTAACCCAACGCTTGAACAAGACAATGAGAGCTGAAAAGAAGAAACGCTTAATGAAAACTCTCAGGTCTAAAGAGTGGAGGATTATGCAGTGTATCTTAAAACCTTTTAAGTCTAGCACAAATTCTGAATTCCCTAAATTTATAAAAGATATACATGTCTCTAAAGGAGCATACATATTCTCATTGACCGATGCACAAATTCTGCGTGAGGATGGCCGCGAACCTTGGCAGATGGTTTCTGGTTCAAACCTTCTAGGTGAATATAACTTTCCTAATCATTTACCTATGTTTGCTTATTCAGGTCAGAAGGGATACTATGATATTCCAATTCCAACTTACGATGACATGGAGTTGTATTTTAAACCATATGCTCCGCCAAATGTAGATTGGGAATCTAAAAAAGAGGTAGCAGTGTTTCGTGGAAGCCCTACAGGTTGTGGGTATACGGTAAATACGAATATGCGTCTGAAATTAGCAACTATGAAATCAGATACGTTAGATGTTGGAGTTGTAGAGACCAGAGGAGTCATGAGATTTGACCCAGTACATGGATTAGATGAATTAAATATCAATATACCTAAAGTTTCTTTTATGTCTTTGGAAGAACAAGCAAAGCACAAATATATTATTCATGTTGATGGTAATGTCTTAGCTTATCGTTTGCTAAAAATGATGTTGTTGGGGTCAGTTTTATTGCGTGTGGAAAGCCCATATGTTCACTGGCTAGACCATCGGATGAAGGCTGGTAAGCATTATATATCGATAAAATCAGATTTGTCCGATTTAGACAAACAAATTGAATGGTGTAAACAGAACGATAAGAAATGCAAAAAAATAGCTGAAACGGCAAAAAAGTTCGCCGAAGAAGCATTATCTCCCGAATTTATGAAGTCATATTTTGAGAATTTGTTAAATGCGTTAAAGTTTTCATAACCCTAACGTCACTATCTAACAAATGGACATTGTAGGTCTTGAAATGCTTGTAAATCCCAGCATGACCAGTGGTAGTGGAGGAGACACAGCATTGCCTGCCTTCGACACCTTTGACCTTCCGAACTTTACCGATACTGGCGATTCAGCACCTCGTATCATCCCAAATCTGGATTCAGTTGGTCCTACTGAGACCTGGAATGGTGTTCAGAACATGAACGCTGAATCTTTTATTCCTTCTTCCAGAACTCGTATGTCTGATGAGCACGTTCAACGCAAAAAGTATGAGACTCTACGCAAGTTTGACCGTCTATCTAAGATGGGTGTTCCTATGCGTAAAAGATTTACTATGGACTCTTCTCTCGAGGAAATGGAGATGGAGTTGGAGTTCATTCGCAAGGAAAAGGATATGGACAGATCTGTTCAGCAGTTCTCTGAGTGGTTTGTGACTGGTATGGGAGGTCTTGAGTGGTCGTCGAAGAATGTAGGAATGGTGAAGGCATTTGGTCTTCAATTGGATGGTCTATCTGAGGCTGCTCAGATGAAGGTTGGTGATATGGAGGAGGATTTTGAGGAACTATATGACATGTATGGCGATAAACTGAAGATGCATCCTCTTGTTCGTATTCCTATCCGAACTTGTATGATGGTTTATATGGTTCATTTGACGAATCAGATGGTTCAGAAATCACCCATTCCCAACCTCGACCAAGTTCTTAAGTCAAATCCTGAAATTGCTCGCCAACTTGCTTCTGCAGCCATGCAGTCACAGAGCAATCAGCGTGGAACTCATGTTGCGCCCCCTCCGATGGCTCCTCGTGGGGGTGGTGGATTCGGGGGTAATACCGAGAATCCTATGGCAGGCCTTGCTGATTTTATGAGTTCAATGATTCCTCCTCAGCCCCAGCGTCCTCCTCAGACCATTAAGTCACCTGTAAAGCTTCCTTCTCGCCCTAATCCGCAACCGCAAGCAGCGGCTATTCGACCCAAAGTAGAGATGATGTCTCCCAGTGTTCCTGCAGATATTTCAGAACTCCTAAAATCAGTTAATTCAGGATATGATAAGAAAGTAACACTTGCGCCCTCTGCTAAAAAGGGAGGCTCAACAGGTAAAAATTCTGTAAGCATTAAGCTTTAGGCCTCACACTTGTCGCCATAAGACACAGCAAATGCAATAGGCAAAGGTCCAGAGGCAATTAACTGTTCGAGCATGCTGTGGATGTCAGTTCGCGTGTGGCAAACGTTGTTCTTCACCTCTTCCAAGATGCTTATCTTGGTGTCTCGGTCTCTTGCACAGTTGTATCCGTCAACGAAGCCAAATATCGGGTTTGGCACGAAGACGACGTGTGGAGTTGTTGGCGCTACTTCAAGAAACAGTGTACCGTTCTTGTAAGTAATACTGGGACACCCGTTCCAAACGCCTAACCTTGGAAAGCCAAAAGAAGGGAGTGGTGGCGGAGGTTGGGCCATGGTTGTAATCAATGTTATTTCAGTAAATTAAAAATCCATTTTTCAGAAAAAATGTATGCCTACATCTTTTCCGAAGAATATCCGATAGCTAATCTAATATTTCTCTTGGCCTTCTCGCGACCCATCGGTATATTTACGTTATACATTTGAAACGACCAACACTCCCTTTAACCTGTTGATATACCGTTCTCTCCGGCGTTTGCACTTCCTACCTTTTCCAGTTAGTGCTCTGGTTAACTGCCCCTCCTTCGCAGTTACTGTGTTCAACTTCATGAACTCCTTTTCTTCGGTTGTTTAAGGTCAACGTAACCTATTCAACGTCCATATTTGTCGGCGTTGAATCGAAAGTGTCATATGTCAGGGTCTCTATCCTTGACATTACAAATCCTATGCCTTGCGAGAACAAGGCATTTTGGACAGTATATTTATCTGTAGATAATTCTCTTATTTCGCTGTTTCCCATCTCTGGGAATATGCTACTTTATTTGAATCATTTACGGACATCTATAGTATCCTACAGACTTCTTTTGTGTAAAAAAAGAATCCGTTTTCCAAATTCAATTCTTTTACAAATGCACTGGTTTGAAATGTTCAGCGGTCTAAATCTTGGGCCTTCGAATACGCTTTGCAATTAATCGCATACGGGCTGCTGCATGTGCTGAAGTTGTCATGACTTTTATAGCTTTTTCCATATTTTCACATCTTGTAAATGCATGCCCGAGTAATTGGTAGTTCTCTTTGGTTGGATTAGTATAGTATGCATCTACTGAAACGGCAAATTTTTCGGCAATGCCGATGAGATGTTCATTGTATGCAGCAATCAACTCGTATACTTCTGCTTGGTTTTCCATAGTGTAATAAATGACAAATATTTAAAAAATAATCCATTTTTGATAAAGTTACCAATATTGTCTGGATTGTTCCTTATTGACGTTTATTTTCCGCTGTATGCGCTCGCAGTCGTTGAACAAGTTGTTCATGATTAGAATCAGATGTTTCATAGTTGCAGAGGCACCACCAACTGACATGCAGTCAATGTGGTGGTTTGATGTTCTAATCTTCATGGTCAGTTTTGAGCCATCCAACTTCAATATAGGAGGCTCATCAGTAGAGACTTGAATCAGCTTTGACCCAGTGTCAACTGTTACTTTGCCACTTGTAATTCCATCATCAATGAGAAACTGTGGAGGCTTTGCAAGTGAAACAACGGACGCCATAAGAAGTTATTATGATTATATATATATTTCTTTATATAAAATTCGTTTTCATTGAAAAAGGTATAAACCTTTTATGCTCGGATTTTGCCAGTTGCTGCATAAAGGTCGTTGACTAAGGCAAGCAGGCGACGCGAGTACATTGACTTGTTTAAAGCCGTGTAGTATCTAATCCCATGCTCGTCTCGTTCAAGGCCAAGTTCCATTTCCAGAGGAGGAATGGCTTTATCAGCCTCAACTGTCGCGAAGTTAACTTGAGATTGGGTGACGCGCATGGACTTCTCGGCAAAGGCTTGTAATAAACTTTGCAGTGTCTCCAGCTTGGAGCGGCCATTTTTGACGGCTTCAGACGGGGGTTTTGACTCGAACGTAGGCATTTTGGAGCGTTTATATTATCATTATTTCATATATCCAAATCCGTTTTTAGTGTTGAATATACGGATAAGCAAGTGCTCCTACAACTACAAGCAAAACTAATATGTCAACTGTTCTGACGATTTTTTTATACTTAACAGGAAGGTCATCAAACTGCTTCTGATAACTGGCTGGCTTAGCCCAACCCCATAACCAACCAAGCACTGTAATTTTGACCTTATCGTTACAATCATAAATCATATCGTACCAAGCCATTCCAACGTATGCAGCACACGCTAATAAGAATGCTGCCACAAACCGATGAGCAAATGCTTTCGGATGAGGCAACCAATATACCATGAGAACAAATCCAGAAAAGACCAAACATTTAGGATTCAAGTATAGGGGTGTCCCAAATAAACCTCCACCCATTTAATATACTACATAGGTTATTGAATACAGAGCAGCAAGAATAATAAATGCTAAATGTTTGCTGGGTTGTCCTTTTAGCAAAGTATATATGCCTACAGTCGATACCATAATTCCTGAATCAGCAACAATTGGTCCCCAAGATACTTCTTTGGCATAATCTTTCATTAAGTCTATTACTGCATTTGTTCCTCTGGGAATCGGGACAACCAAAAGAACATAGTATAGAACATCATGAATCACCTGAACAATTACAGAGTATATTGCTAAAGTCACCCCTGTCGCTGAAGGAGCAAAAAAGTGTGCAATCATGATACCTATCATAACGCTTGTAACATCCGAAAGAACAGCAATAGATCCAAACTTATCATACCATAACTTTATACTTTTTCCTGTTCCAAGAACCTTAAAAATATATATAACCCAAAATTCGACAACTAAAGCAGCAGCAGTAAGTCTGGAGATGTCCATTTATTAGTTACCAAATAAAGGAGGTTCCTGGCTTGAAGCCGAACCCTCGAACGGATTGTTTGCTGCAACAGATACGGCTACCTTCTCTGCACCCGATGCCATTCCTTCCCTAG